GCATCGTTCCTTGGCGGTCACTTCGCAGGCTCTTGTGATGGCCTTCTCAAGGGCGTACTGCCACCACCTGATGAAGAAGTTGTCTTACTCATGGAGGTCAAGAGCGCAAACGACAAGCGGTTTAAGGAGCTCGTTAAGCTACAAAGCTATGAGGACTGGAGTGATTCATACCGCGTACAGATCCATGCGTACATGGGCGCGCTTGGTTTGACCAAATGCATGGCTGTTGTGATGAACAAAAACAACAGCGAGATATACTCTGAAATCATCGATTACAAGCCACAAATCTGGGAGCGTGCCCAAGAGAAGGCTGAACGTATCATCTGCAGTGACAAGCCTGACATCAGTACTCGCCGCTCAGAAAAAGACTGGCGCATGAAGAACGAGCCTAGTGTGTACAAGGACATCTACTATGGTCGGCGGTTACCTGAGTCAGTCAACTGCAGGAACTGTGTGCATGTTAAGCCACTCACAACATCCAATGGTGCGGTTTGGTACTGTGGTCGTAGCAATAGATCCATACCGATTGAAGAGCAGCCACTAGGCTGTAAGGACCACATGTGGATACCTGCGCTGGTGAACGCAGATCATATCCCTGCTAGGAGCACGCCTGATGGCATGGCTTATCAAGCAGGTATCTTGGAGTTCTATAACGGCAAAGGCCCAGACGGGGCTGAGTATGAGTACAGTAGCGCAGAGATGCGTGAGCTATCGAAGACCAACTTCAATACGCAGATGATGATTGATGGTGAGAAGATTAGGGCTGAGTTCCCTGGTAGCTACTACGACAACATGGATGAGAGCACGCCTGGGTTTTAGTCCCAGGATCGTGGGTCTTTAACGATCAGTATCTTGGTGCCTGGGTATAGCGCCTCAACAAGTTTCTTCTTGAGCGTGAACACCTGGGTTATCAATCCCTTAGTATCCTCTATCACCACCTCACCATCACGCTTATAGCGGAAGTCCGCAACGTATGAGCAGATCTTCTTGTCCTCACCATTCACAGTAACAACACATGGGAAATCAATCTGGACTTCTAGGTCAGATATCTCACCGGCATCTTCGTATCGTTTAAGGATTTTATACCGAGCGGCTTCAAGCTTTGAGTCAAAGACGATCCCATCGTACTCAGTCTTCTTGGCGAAGTACTTGTTCTTCTTCGGTGCCTTCTGAGGTATCAAACTAATCTATTCCTAGGAGTTTGTTTAACTCTACCTGCTTCAATGCATCTACACCACGACCAGCAAGAGACTTCGGTGGTGCCGGTGGTACAGGCGCTCCTGTCTGAGGTGGTCCAAGTGGCGTGCCAGTCTGTGCTGGGGGCATTGGAGCCGCAGGCTGTGCTTGTGCAGGAGGTTGAGCCGCAAGTTGTTGTGCAGCCTGTGCTTCTGCTGCGGCTTCTGGTCTGAAGAACTTGCCCTGTAATTCTTGACGCACTTCATTCATAGCTTCAAAGTCAAATGGGTTTGCAAGTTTATTTTCATTTGCAGTGAAAGCTTTGTTGATTGTTTCAGTGCTTGGAAAGAATGTATTAAATCTACCAGCCAACAAGTAATTTATCTGAGGAACTTTTGCTTCCTTTAAGGATCTTGCAATTTCTGCATCAGACATACCAAGTGTACGAGCATCTTCAATGGCCATGTTTAAATCACGAAGCGCCTTAAATCTTTGTTCATTTGAAACAAGGTACGCCTTAGTAAGATCTTCAGCATTAGCCCTTCCGCGAGTCTTTGCAAGTTGATTAAAAATACCGCCAGCAGATGTAACCTGCTGTCCCGCCTCATAACCTCTATACCTTAGAGAATCTAAGATTGCAGGCTTAACTGTTTTAATACCAGTGAGAGCTTCCATAAACTCACCAGCAGGATCAATGCGAATGCCTGATCTTTTCACAGCATCAGATGGATCAAGCAATCCTGCAGATACGCCAATGGACTTAGGGAAATCTTTTAGCCTAGCATCTAATCCGAAAGGCATTGAAGAAGTTGCTGACGCGGTTAGATCGGCGGGTAAGAATCCAGGGCTTAATCCATCTGCAAGATGCGCGAATGATTTGCCAAGCTTAACGCCAGTTTGATCACTATCAAGGTATACAGATCTACCAAACCTAGTTTCATTACGAGTTATATCAAGAATTTTTTCAGTTATTATTGACTCGCCAAGGAAGGGAGAGAAATATTCGCCTAGCCCTTGAGTCGCTCCGTCCATAAAGATTTCACTTAATTCTTTTTCACCTGTAATGCCGTCATTAACTGCATTGAATACTCCTCTGGCCCCTCTAGTTAAGTAGTCATAAGGGTTGGTGTAAGAGAAGTTGTAAAAGTCTGTAATGTTTCCATCTTTGTCTGTGGCAATAGGTATAAGCATGGCGTTCTTTTCCCAAGTGGCAGCACTTGAACGCTTGAATGCATTAACCTGCTCCATAGTGGAGCCTGTAAGCGCAAGACCACCGGCCATTAGGCCGCCATACATACCAGCATCTACGGTCATTGACCCCATCAACCGGCGCATGCCAATAGAACGAATCGCTGTTGACTCACTACCTAGTTCTTTAATGGCCCTGCCGTAAGTGTTACCGCTTGTTCTTATTATCTCAGCAGGGAACGCAACGAAGTTACCAAAGGGCAATCTTCTTAACTGCTTAATAAATTCAGGGACACGCGCATAGTTAGGCACAGTGTCTTTGACAATGCCTGCAGCCTCTCGCTTTAAGAAAGTTTCTACTTCATCGCCAACCAACTGACTTGGCTTTCGACCCTTAAGCATTAAAGAGTTCTGCACATCAGTCACTGGTAAGTCTAATGGTGAATTCTTAAACGCATCCTTTAGCCTGCCAAGCTCCATCTCATAACTATAGATTTTCCATACATCATCAGACCCTTGGTACAACTTACCGGCAAAAGTATTTTGAATATTCTGAGCGGCTTGTATTGCCTTCTTACCATAGACCCCACCCTTTGCATTCAATGCGTCCTTAAACAGATCCTCAAACTCACCAACCTTTGAGTTGGTGTTGACGATGCCAAGGTCAATCATCTCGTTGTAGTAATCATCAATCTCTGCCTTGGTCGATCTAACATTCTTTGACCCAACCCCAAACCCAACGTCATCAAGCTTAATAATTCGCTGGCCAATCTGGCTGAACACAGTCTCTGCAGAACCTAAAAGGTTTTCGTTGTTACCAAAGTTACCATTCCTTAATGCAAAGAAGGCTGCAGTCGTTGCGTTTCTTACCTGCGTGATAGGACTCAACACAGTCTTAGATACTTGAGAAGCACCTTTAAGCGCAAGGAATGTTGCCCAAAGCTTATTGGTGTCACCGCTTAGTATTCCTGCAGGGATGTCTTCAAATGCTCGATGGTATTCTTCTTTAACGTACTTACCAGCAAGAGGTCCAAACCTACTCTTTGCAGACTGAGAAACTTCTGCGCCAGAAAAGGCATCTTCCATACCTATTCTTTTATAATTACCAATTTCTTCCATAGGAAGGTTTGCAGGAGGCGCATCAAAAATAAATCTATTAGCTGATGGTAGTGAGTTGTTGTAATCATTTAAGTTTTCGTAGTATTTCGCTTTGGTTATTGCCTTAGTCATTCCATCAACTGTTTCAATAGCCCTGGTCCTTAAACCTACACGCTGTTCTTCAAGGCTTCTTTGTCTTATTACGTCTTCGCCAAACGTACCATCGCTTCGCTTAACACGCCCAAGAACATCAGACCCGCCAGAGTATTCGCCAAGGAAGTCTCTTACTGCAGGCAGATCGTCTAGCGTCCTACCTTTCATAATTTTTTGACCAACGCCGCTAAGGGTGCTTTCAGCAAACTGATCTTGCGGCTTCATGTTTGCGTTATTAAAAGACACCTTCCTGCGAAGGTCATTTAGTACGCCATAGGCAGCTTCTTCAGACATAGCTTGCCCTATGTTTGCCGCCTCAGAAATATTTAATATCTCTTTAAGAGCCTTGTCGGTTTGGTTTGGCGTAGGTACATAACCATTTTCATCTTTAAGAGATCTGTACATACGGGTTGCGTAGTATGTTTTGTTTGCGCCAATAGCTGTCGTTAACTTTGCAGACATCTCAGCACTCATGAACGTGTCTTCCAATATTTTGTCAGACATATCGTCAATTTGTTTTCTAAGCTTATCTGCAGTTTTAACTAAGCCAAAGTCACGCTTGCCAAGAAAAAGAGATGGAGTTTTTGCTTTCTTTAAAGTCTCATCAATACCCGACAAGGTAAGGCGTGCTTCGTTGCGGACAAGTTCTCTTGACTTGTTGCCTTTATTTTCAGCAAACAAGTAATCATTTAAAGCGTTAAGTGTTACGCGCTCATCAACGTCATTTAAATTACCTGAAGCCTTTAAAGCTTTTAAACTATTGTCTACTTCTTCTAGGCTTTGGCGCGCAGCATTGTTTCCAGCATTTAGTTCTTGAACTCTTAAAGATTCAAGTTGCTTTGACAAAGAATCAGGCATGTCGCCTTGGAAAGTTAAGTATCTTGTAGCAAGCTTACTTGCTTTAGCTATATTCTTTTGAAGGAAGGTTGGGTCTTCGATGTCTGGCCTAACACCAACATTAGATAAGATACTGTCAGGATCTCTAACTGCTCTTGCTGTTCTTTTAACCACATCAGTTTTCGCTAAAGCATCAGCACCTGCACCAATACCTTT